CGATGCCGCGCAGATCGGCAGTTCCGGCAATGCCGCGCAGATCGGCAGTTCCGGCAGATACGCGCAGATCGGCAGTTCCGGCGATGCCGCAAGAATTGTGATCGAGAATGTCCACGGCGTCGCGGCGGCTATCGGCAAGCGCGGGAAGATCAAGGCTCCCGTTGGTACATGGTGTACTCTCGCCGAGTACGGCGAATGGGACGGCGATGGATACCCTTGCATCTGCGTTAAGTCGTATCAGGTGGATGGTGAGATCATCAAGGCGGATGTATTTTACACTCTCTGCAACGGCGAGATCGTAGAGGCGGAAGAATGATCTACATCGGCATAGACCCCGGCAAGAACGGCGGCCTCGCCATTCTGCAGGGTGAGGAAGTCCAGACGTTCCGGTACGACCGAGACACCTACCGCTGCGTCCTATCCGATCTTCGCGGGGAAAAGGCGGTGTGCTGCTTGGAGCACGTCGGCGTGATGCCGAAGAACGGAAGCGTGTCCATGTTCCACTTCGGGGAAAACTTCGGCTGGCTGCAGGGGACGTTGGAGGCGTTCGGCGTACCCTATGAACTGGTCAAGCCGCAGAAGTGGAAAAAAGAATTTTCTGTAACGGCGGACAAGAACACGTCCATTGAGGTCTGCAAGCGGCTTTTCCCCGGCGTGAATTTGATTCCGCCGGGCTGCCGCAAGGAGCATGACGGAATGGCGGAGGCGCTTTTGATGGCTTTATACGCCAAGCGGAGGCTCGGATGAAACGAATTGACCTGACCGGGCAGCGCTTCGGTCGCTTGACGGTCATCCGATACGACCACTCCGAGCACGACGGAACGCACTGGCTCTGCAAATGCGATTGCGGAAACGAAAAGGTTGCCGCCGGGTATTCCCTGCGGAGCGGAAATACAAAATCCTGCGGCTGTCTGAACTCCGACGCTTCCCGGGCAAAGCTCGTAAAGGCAAGGGAGGCTCTGAAAGCAAGACCGAGAAAAGACCTGACAGGTCAGCGGTTCGGGCGGCTCGTCGTTCTCGGTCTTGCCGATGTGCCGGACAGAAAGGGCTTCATTTTCTGGCGCGTCCGCTGCGACTGCGGAACGGAAAAAACCGTCATGCAGAACAACCTTGTTTCCGGGCGGACAAAATCCTGCGGATGCCTATTTAATGAGTTGAGATCGGCAAGGGCGGAACGCATGAGAATGTTCAGAAAGACGAAATCCGAATTGCCCCGGAAGGCACGCGAGACTGCCCCGAAGAGAACCGCCGTTAAAGTCAAGGAGTGCGCAAAGGCCATTCCAGAGCAGAACCCAAAAAGCGGGAAGCCGGTCTCCCGCGTCTGTAAACCGGGCCGCCCGACAAAGAGCGACGCGGAGTTCCTACGAAAGCACGGATGCAGCGTGTGTGCAGACAATAAGATCTGCGACATGACATTCTGCAAATACGAAAAGGAATTAGGGAGGCTGACGAATGATTGAACCGAAAGACCGCCTGACGTTCGGCGGCAACTTCTGCGACATAGCCAAATGCAGTTACACTCGCTTCGGGAAATACTGCCCCGATGGTGCCTGCAGCCAGCGCAAGGTGTGGGAACGGCTGAAAGAGTACGAGGACGCGCTTTCCTGCGGCAACTGCAAATGGCTCGGCAAGCGTCACCAGAAGTGCTCCTGCTGCCGGAGAAATCACGGAATGAAAGATAACTATGAGGAGAAAACACCATGACATACAAAGACTTTTCAACGATTCAGCGCATGCTCGGCATGATTTTGGGAGTTGCGCTTGGAATAGGAGCCGACGTAGAGGGTGCGCTTTTCGACGCAGTGGAAACAATCGACGCGGCCCTTGACCGAGAAATTATGACGGAGGACGAAAAATGAACGAAAAACAGGAAAAGAAGCGCCGGTACAATCTGCGCCTTGAGTTTATCGCGCATTTCAACAAGTGGCTGGACAGCGAGCCTCCCCGGTGGCGCTTTATCCGCTGGCGCAAGTGGAAGAACAGCCGACCGGTATGGGAGGACGCGGCATGACCTACAAAGAAGCAAAACGAATCCTGCACCCATACACTACGCGGAAAGCTCTTGCTGAGATCGAGTTCTTTGGCGGATTTCACGGCAAAGAGAAATCGCGCAAGGCAGTAGACGAGGCTTGTCTTATAGCGTGTGAGGCGCTGGACAAGCAGATACCGGAGCCACCGGTTGTGTTAGTTACAACAGCCCGGTTGATTGCGCTGTTACTCATTGGATGCCGCTTCCCGAACCGCTGAAAGGAGAAAACGATGGCTGAATCATGGTTGATTTGCGAACAAGGTTATCAAACGAAATGCGTTAATTGCCCTATCCGAGATAGGAATGCAGAACCGTGTGAACACGCAATCGAAGTTGCACCGGTACGGCATGGGCGGTGGCTTGAAAAGAAAACATGGAGTTTGGGTAGATGGGTATCGTGGTTTGAATGCTCTGAATGCGGAGACCGCGATTACAACGCTGAAATGTACGAGGCAATGCCATTCTGCAATGTTTCAAACTACTGTCCCAACTGCGGCGCACGAATGGACGGTGCGGAATGAGTATCCTGTATTTGATAATGCGACTGCGCCTTCCAAGCTATGATGACAGTGCTGCTCACGCGCTCGTGAATGCTCTGCTTTGCATATCCGACGCACTGTGGGTCATGGTGGCGGGCAAAATTTTCGGATGGTGGTAAGCATGAACGAATGTGAATCCTGCATCCACTACCCCCCGAGCGCTGCGGACGGAAAGCCCTGCTGCTTCTGCGAAACGACAGACCCGCTGCTGAATTGCTATCAGAGAAAGGATGAACACAATGACGAACCGTGAGAAAATCGTGTGCGACTTGTTAGTCTATATTGCGCAGACGGAAGAATGCGTTTTCCCGGATAAGCTCAACTGCACCGTCTGCCCATTTTCCAACCTTTGCACGCTCGTAGAGTTTCCCGAGGAGGACATAAGAAAATGGCTCGAAAGCGAGGTAGAAGCTGATGTATAAACCCTGCTATGGCAAATGCCACCGCTGTGTGTGGCGGTGGAATGGGGGGTGTTCGGAATGGCAATGACGGATTTGGAACAGACCGCAATGGAGCGTCTGCATCTTGCATCGCAAATGTCGTTGAAACTGTATAAGCAGCCGCTACTGCTGACCGACAGCGGCGGCAAAGATAGCGCTGTAATCTGTAAGCTCGCCGAAAATGCCGGAATCCCGTTTGAAATATGCCATTCCCATACGACAGCGGACGCGCCAGAGACGGTATATCACGTGCGAAAACGCGCCAAAGAGTACGAAGAAAAAGGCATCAAGTACACGATAATTCTTCCGACATATCAGGGGAAACGCACTTCGATGTGGGACTTGATACCGAAGAAACTCATGCCGCCGACGCGAATTGCACGATATTGCTGCGCGGTATTGAAAGAAACAGCAGGCAAAGACCGATTCGTCGTCACAGGTGTCCGGTGGGCAGAATCTACCAAAAGAGCAACAACCAGTGGGGCGCTGGAAGTGCAAAATTCTGACCGTAAGAAAAAACTAATCCTAAACAATGACAACGAGGAAGACCGACAGCTTTTTGAAAATTGCCAGATGAAAGGCAAGCGTGTCTGCAATCCCATCATCGACTGGACGGATCGTGACGTGTGGGATTACCTTACCGATCAAAAGGTCGAAGTGAACCCGTTGTACAACGAGGGCTTCTGCCGCGTTGGTTGCGTAGGATGCCCAGTGGCGAGGAAAAATCGTTACGCCGAATTTGCTCGATATCCTGCATATCAAAGGAATTACATACGAGCTTTCGAGCGAATGCTCGAAGCGCGAAAAGCCAGCGGGAAGGCTAACGATATGCGCTGGGGAACAGGAGAAGACGTGTTCCACTGGTGGATGGAGGACGGCGTTCTTCCGGGACAAGTAAACATTTGGGAGGATTATGAAAATGCGCTTGATTGACGCAGAAAGCCCGCAGAACGGAATATACGTTTCCGATCTCGTAATCGAGGAAATGAAAAAGATTCCGACGGTCGAGATTGACCGCCCCACCCGCAGCCAGTTTAAGCGTATGGCCGCGCAGCTCGGGTATGAGCCGGTCGTGCATTGCAAGGACTGCAAACACCGAGACCCGGAAGACGAGCGGTGTGATTGTGGATGCTGGCACACACCGTTCACAACAAACGATAATGATTTTTGTAGTTACGGAGAAAGGAAGAACAATGGCAGCGAAGATCGTGCGTGACAACTGCAAGGACTGCGCTTCCAGCTGCGAGCACGCCGGAAAAGACCGGGAGTTTGTTTGCGTAAAAGGCGCCTCCTGCAAAACCGTAAAGCCAAAGCTGGAGATGGTCGCTGTTGTGCGGTGCAAAGACTGCAAGCACAAAGACACATGGCAAGAATCAAAAATACGTGATTGGTTCTGGTGTGGCGTAAGTGGATTGCAGGTTGTTGAAGATATGGACTTTTGCAGCTACGGAGAAAGGAGAACCGATGAGAATGAACCGCGGGGAACATGACGTGTTTCTGGAAATAGCGCCGCGCCTTTGCCAGGACTGCGAGGACGATTGCCCCGGGGAGCTGAGCTGCGCCAAACTCGCCAAGCATATTGTCGAGGAAAAGGAGGCCGCACGCGATGAGCAGTAAATCAAAACGCAAGCCGAAATACGTCTCCATGCACAAGGCCGTGTCTATCGCCATGACGATCTTCGTCTGGGCATGGATGTCCTGCTTCAATCCTACGCAGGAGGACGTGAACAAGCTGTCGGCGGAGGTGGCGAACATCCGGGAGAGCGTCGGAAGCGGCAATCTCAACGTCTGGATGGTCAGAGACGCTATTAAGGACGAGTTCGGGTGGGAAATATAAACAGACCCGCCGTAAACAAAACGCGGCACAGCGTGTTTAACATTGAATGACGAGGTGATAAAGTGAACGAACTCTGGAAAATGAAATGCAAGGCTGACCTCTTCAACCTACGGAAAAACGAGGCGGCGATATTGTCCATACCGGAGGAGATCAACATGGAGCGCGAGCGCATGACATCCATCAAGAGCGCATCCACGGGAACGGCCCCGGTGCAGGGCGGCGGCACGTCGTATGAGGAGCGCATGAACAACAGCATTTGCCTGATCGATCTATTGTCCGACAATCTCCGCTTTGCAGAATCAGAGGTGCGGCTGACGAAGAAAGCCCTTGCCACGCTGACCGACGAGGAACGGCGAATCCTTGAAGTGCTGTACATCGACAGACAGAAGAGAGGCGCGGAACGGCTGTGCCAAGAGCTTGCCATAGCCGAGGAAGCGACAGTATGGAAGCGAGCAATGCGGGCGTTGGAAAACTACTGCGCCGCCCGGTACAGCTCCGCGGCAATCTGATGGAAGTTTCGAGACAGTAACTTTTCAAAAATCCGTGGTATAATAGTATCATCCAAAGCCACGCAGAGACGCCGGACGATCACCGAGCGCCAAAGCGTGGCTTTTTTTTTGATGGATTTGTTGCCGAAAGGCGGGAAAGCCGTACGCAGCGGAGGGGGCGGCGGAGATGGAGAAGGTTATGGATGTAAAAAATATCCCCATTGGGGAAATCGTGCCGTATGCGAAGAACGCGAAGAAGCACGATAAGCGGCAGATCGACAACGTGGCGGAAAGCATCCGGCAATACGGATTTGTCCAGCCCGTAGTGATCGACCGCGACGGCGTGATCGTAATCGGCCATTGCCGCGTTCTGGCGGCGAAGAAGTTGGGAATGGAAGCCGTTCCGTGCGTCTGCGTAGATGATCTAACGCCGGAACAGGTAAACGCCCTGCGCCTCGTGGACAACAAGACGAACGAGAGCGATTGGGATATGGATCTTCTTTCGATGGAGCTGCCGGAGATCGACCTTTCTGCGTTTGATTTTGACTGGGGTCTGCGTGACGAGCTGGACGATTCCGTTGTCGAAGATGATTACGATCCTGTCCTTCCGCAAGAGCCGAAAAGCAAAATAGGCGATGTGTACCAGCTTGGCGACCATCGCCTCATGTGCGGAGACAGTACGTCTTTGACGGACGTACAAAGTCTTGTGGGGGGGGCACAGATGGATTTGCTTCTCACCGACCCGCCGTACAATGTGGACTATCAGGGCACCGCCGGAAAGATTAAAAACGATAACATGGAAGATACCGCGTTTCGCCGATTCCTCACAGACGCATTCTCCAATGCCGCGGCGGTGATGAAGCCGGGAGCGCCGTTTTATATTTGGCACGCCGACAGTGAGGGGTACAATTTTCGCGGTGCGTGCCGTGATGCAATGCTGCGTGTTCGGCAATGCCTTATATGGGTGAAGAATTCGATGGTTCTCGGACGGCAGGACTTTCAATGGCGGCACGAGCCATGCCTTTACGGCGAGAGCGAAACAGAAGAAAACGAACACGAGCCTTGTTTATACGGGTGGACAAAGGGGAAATCGCATTATTTCTTCAAAAACCGCCGCCAGACAACGGTTCTGAATTTTGATAAGCCACTGCGATCTGCGGAACATCCGACGATGAAGCCGATTAAGTTGTTTGACTATCAAATGCAGTGCTCGAGTAAGCCGGGAGAGAATGTGCTTGATTTATTCTCTGGCTCTGGCACTACGATCATGGCGGCTGAGCAGAACGGACGGCGTGCATACTGCATGGAGTTTGACCCGAAATTTGTTGATGTGATTATAGACCGTTGGCAGAAGTTCACAGGAAAGGAAGCGGTGCTGCTCCATGACGATTGAAGAAGCGAAGGCAATCATAGCGAAAACGAACAGCCCGCATCTAAAACGGGACATGCAGAAATTCATCCAGCGCCAGCAAAAAAGGGGAAAATTAAGAAGTCGAAAGCTAACGCCTGACATATTATAGGCGGCTTTTTTAACTCCAAGGGAGGGAGGGTATGCCACGCAAAAAAGAAGATAACCTCAAGCACTTTACATCGGATCAAAGCCGTGATGAAGCCGTGAAAAATGGCCGAAAAGGAGGCATAGCCTCCGGCGAGGCAAAGAGAGCAAACAAGAGCCTCGCAAACATCGCAAAGTCGATAGCACAGCAGCCCGCGCCGGAAAAGCTCAAAAGCCAGATCACGCGCGCCGGTCTCGCCATTGATGACGAGGACATGACATGTAATGCCGCTATTGTAGCGGGCGTATACGGCAAGGCGATAAGCGGCGATGACAGAGCAGTTGACCGGTGGGAAAACTGGACAAACGACGCGGCGGCAGAGGATAAGCCGTGCAGGATTCCTGCTGACCTTATTGGAAAGGCTTTTGTTGACATCAACCGGCAGATCGAGCCGAACAAGGACTATATCTTTGAGGGCGGGCGCGGTGGTCTGAAATCGACGTATATTTCGGAAAAGCTAACAGAGCTTTTGAAAAACAACCCCATGATGCACGCTTGTGTTGTGCGAAAGCAGACGAACACGTTAAAGGACAGTGTGTTTTCGCAAATCCAATGGGCAATAAACGAGATGGGGCTTTATAGCGAATTTGATTTCAAAACTCACCCGCCGGAGATTACGCTTAAGAAGACCGGGCAAAAGATATATTTTCGAGGCTGCGACGATCCGGTAAAGTTGAAATCTATAAAACCGCCATTTGGGTATATAGGGATTCTCTGGATAGAAGAACGCGACCAGCTCGCCGGGGCTGCGGAAGAACGAAGCGTTAAGCAGTCGGTACTCCGCGGCGGCGTTGATTCCTATTTCTTCGGATCGTACAACCCGCCAAAGAGCCGCGCAAACTGGGTGAATCAGCAGCTTTTAGAGCCGGACAAAAACCGCATTGTCCATCACTCAACCTATATGGACGCTCCCGCCGAATGGCTCGGAACGATGTTTCTCAACGACGCAGAACATCTGAAAGAGGTTAATCCGTCGGCATACGAGCATGAATATCTCGGCATTCCGAACGGCGACGGCGGAAACGTTTTTGATAACATAGAGGCAAGACGGATAACGGACGACGAGATAAAACACTTCGACCGGATATACCAAGGCGTTGACTGGGGATATTACCCGGACATTTACGCCTTTGTTCGTGTTCATTATGACGTAGCGCATGAGACGATATATTTTATTGATGAGCATTGCAACAACAAGACGAGCAACGCGGACAATGCCGAGTGGATAAAGAGCCGCGGATATGACGATTTCCCCGTGACTTGCGACCGCGCGGAGACGAAGAGTGTCGATGATTTCCGAGCCTGTGGCGTGGACGCTTTTGCTGCAATCAAAGGGCCGGGAAGCGTCGAGTACGGAATGAAGTGGTTACAGAACCGGAAATTTATCATTGACCCGGAGAGGACGCCGACGGTTTACCGAGAGTTTGTAAATTACGAATTTGAGCGAGACCGGGAAGGCAACGTGATAAGCGGATACCCGGACAAGGACAACCATACAATAGACAGCACGCGCTATGCGCTCGAAAGAGTTTTCAGATTGTACGGAGTGAAAGCATAAATGAACATTTACGAGGTTTTACGGGCGCGGGGATATACAACCGTGCCGGAAGAGTTTTACACTTACATAGAGAATTGGAAGAGCTGGTATGACGGTTACGTGAAACAGTTCCACCGGTACCGCATCTGGAACGGCATGAAGTTCGTCCAGTGCCGCCTGTACTCTCTCGGCATGGCGAAAAAGGTTTGTGAGGATTGGGCGAACCTTTTGCTGAACGAAAAATGCAAGATAACGCTCGAGGGGAAGCCAGAGCAGGCTTTCATCGATTCCGTTTTTGAGCGGAACAACTTCACCGTCAAATCGAACGAGATGCAGGAGATCAAGGCGGCGCGCGGCACGGTTGCTTATGTTCCGACGGTCGTTAATGCGTCTGTTGATGAGCAGACAGGCAAGGTGAACGGCAGCGGCGGGGAAATCCGCATTGACTATGTACCGGCTGACCTTATTCTTCCTCTTACATGGGAGAACGGCATCGTAACCGAATGCGCGTTCGGATCGCACAAGGCAATAAAGAAAGATTCTTACCTTTACATCTGCATCCACAAGCGAACGGAAAAGGGAACATACGACATCGAAAACCTTTTGTATCGTGACACAAAGGGCAGTCTGTCAGAGGTGAAACTTGCCGATGTTCCGGGGTTTGAAAACGTTGCTCCGGTCGTGCATACGCCATTCACGCAGCGGATGTTCGTCATTGACCGGCTCAACATCGTCAACAACGTTGATGCAACCCTGCCGATGGGCATTTCGGTATTTGCCAACGCCATAGATCAGCTAAAGGGTGTTGACCTGACATACGACAGCTATGTGAACGAGTTCCAGCTTGGCAAGAAGCGCGTCATGATCAAGCCGCAGGCGACAAAGAATTTCCACACGGGAGAGCCGCTCTTCGATACAAGCGACGTTGTTTTTTATGTTCTCCCTGCCGACGGGAAGGACGGCGATATCATCAAAGAGATCAACATGAACCTTCGCACGGCGGAACACAACGCCGGGATTCAGGATATGCTTAATCTTCTGTCGAGCAAGTGCGGATTCGGCGAGAACCATTACAAATACGACAATGGCAATGTCTCCACAGCGACGCAGATCATAAGCGAAAACTCTGAGATGTTCCGCACGATTAAAAAGCACGAGATCATCCTTGAAAGCGTTCTCATTGAGCTGTGCCGCGTCCTGCTCCGAATGGGCAATGCTTACATGAACGCCGGGCTGGACGAGGACGTTGAGATCACGGTTGATTTCGATGATTCCATCATTGAGGACAAGGAATCAGAATTTAACCGAGATGCGCGTATGGTGCAGATGGGGATCATGCAGCCGTATGAGTTCAGAATGCGCTATATGAACGAAGACGAGGCGACGGCAAAAGCCGCCCTGCCGAAGATGGAGGCGCTTGTATCGGGCGAAAATGAATGAAATACCCGATCACGCCGGAGTTCATGTACTCCCTGCCACTGCCGCTTATGCGGCTCTATCAGCGTTTAGAAGAGCAAATCCTTGAGGACATATGCTCCCGTGTTGCCATGACCGGAGAAATGACGGAGACGGCAATAGAGCATATACGGTCTTTGCAGCGGCGGGGATATGATTACAAGAAAATCAACGAGTATATCAGGAAGACCCTAAAGCTCACGCAGAGCGAGTTTGACGCCGCATGGAACAAGGCCGTTCAACGCAATCAGCAGTATTTTGATACGCTGATCGACGACAACCTCATTCTCGGCGAAAACAACTTCAATGCTGACCTGTTCGTTCAGGAAATCAACGCCATTGAGATGCAGACGCTTGGAGAGCTGACGAACATTACCCGAAGCATGGGCTTTGCGTACAGAGCGCCGGACGGCACGGTAAAGGTCGATGATATAGGCAGGATGTACCAGCGCGTGCTTGACGATGCCTTGATGCGCGTGGAGAGCGGGCAGAGCTATAACGTGGCGATCCGTGACGCAACGAAGATGCTGACGGACAGCGGCTTGCAGTATGTTGACTATGAATCCGGTTGGCATAACCGTGTTGATGTTGCTGCCCGCAGAGCTGTTATGACGGGCGTTACCCAGCTTTCCCGGCAATACACCGAGCAGACGGCGACGTTGATGGACACGCCGTACAGAGAGGTTACAGCTCACCGCGGAGCGCGTGACGGAGAGGGAAAAACGCCATGGGCGAGCCACAAGAAATGGCAGGGGCGCGTTTATTCCGTCCGTACCGGCGATATTTACCCGTCTATATATGAGGTCTGCGGTCTTGACGAGGTGGACGGCTTGTGCGGCGCTAACTGCCGCCATATGTACCACATCTGGATCGAGGGCGTCTCCGAGCGGACGTATACCGATGAGGAATTGGAGAACATTGATCCGCCGCCTTTTGAGTTTGATGGCAAGCAGTACACCTTTTACGAGGCGACGCAAAAGCAAAGACAGGTTGAGGCATCGCTACGTAAAGTTAAACGTGAGCTGATCGCCGCCAAAGGGCGCGGAGATGACGAGGAGTATACCACCAAGGCAGTGCGGTATCGTCGTCTCAACGAGGAATACAAGGCGTTCAGCAAGGCGGCGGGACTAAGGCCACAATACGAGCGCGGAAACATCGCGGAGTTTGGGCCAAAAGAAGCGCGAGAAGCTGCAAAAGCAAACAAAGATTATCTTGATAGGCAGCAAATAAACAGTCCGGTAAACTCAAGGAATACGGCAAAAGGCAGACCATCTGCAGTATTGCAATATAATGTCGAGTTGAATAAGAGGCAAGAAAATCTCTTGTCACGGCTCACCGAATATGATTCCAGAGTAACCGTAAGGAAAGCGGATGTAAGCCTAAACGATCTTAGCGCTCTTACCGCCAAGACTGGTGTCGAATATGCTCTGTTTACAAAAGGCGGAGAAAGACTTATCATCCGTGGAAGCAGCACAAAGGTTAATATTGACATTGCAAAAGCTAAGGAATTAGCGTATAATGGATATAGATGGAGTGGTCATACCCACCCGGGATCGGACGAGAATACATTGATAGCTTCCGGTGGTGACTATGAAGTTTTGAAAGCGTTTGGACAAAAAACAAGCGTCATTTACAATTCGCTCGGACGTTATATGTGCTTTTCCACGGAGTGATCGAATATGTTTGATGTTTTTTTGCTTGCGATACAAGAGTTTTGCAAGGCGAACAATTTAGACTATGAAAAAGTCAAGACAAGCCCTCGGTGCGGGAACAATAATGTATTGTTCATTCAACGAGCGAACAATGCAAGCTCCTCTGCCGGGCTACTTGATGAATCTCCCGCTGAAATACTTTTGACAGCGCGAAAAGGCGCGGACGGAATTGTTATCGAGAAGCGAGAAAACACAGACAAATATCTTAGTATTTAAGCATCGTGTAAACACACGGTGCTTTTTCTATACCTATTCTTCAAAAGCATAACAGAGAGCGCCGCCTGACCTTGTGGCGGGTACAGAAATAACGGTCTTGCTTCGGCAGGGGTTTCCTTCCTTTCCCTCTGTCTTGCCCCTGCGGAGGGGGATACAAATACCGTGCCGCTACTGCTCAACAGCGGCCATGCATATAGCGCGATGGTGTAACGGGAACACAACAGGCTCTGAACCTGTTGTTGCTGGTTCAAGTCCAGCTCGCGCCGCCAAGTAAGGCGTCATTAAATCGTGCAAGAGCGCATGGCGGGTTCGCTCGCTGTGGCACCGGGCGCTTACGGCTGCCCGGCGCGGTTGACGCGGGAGGGAACGCCCGCACGAGCCGCAATTTAATAAAACATTCAAGGAGTTTGTCCCAACGGGGATAGGCTCCTTTTTTGTTTGCCGACGGGCATAAACGGAATACGCCGACGGGCGGAAAACGGAGGAATTATCATGGCAGAACCGAATACCAATCCCAACACCGCCGATGGCGGGAACGAGGCTACTTTCACACAGGCCGAAGTAGACAACATCGTTGCAAAGCGTCTTGCGCGGGCAACCAAAGGGATGCCCAGCGAGGAAGAATTGAACGCTTATAAGGCTTGGAAAGCCAATCAGCAGAGCGAAGCGGACAAGCTCAAAGGCATAGAGAAAGAGCGCGACACCGAAAAGGCGGCGCGACTTGCCGCAGAAGCGAAGGTTACGCAGTTTGAGCGGGAAAAGTATCTGACCGCAAAGGGCGTTTCGGCTGATGAGCTGGAATTTTACTGCTTTAAGATCGGGCAGAAAGTGACGGACACGGTGAGCTTTGAAAAGGCAGCCGACGAATTTCTGAAAGATCGCAAACCCGCCTCCGTGCGTGTGGATATGTCCGCGCACGTCGGCAACAGCGCCAACAGTGCTAATGGCACGAACGACGCTATGAACGCCCTTATTCGGGGCAAATTTAAATGAGAATTGTGAGGTAAACATGACTAATATGGCTACTAACATTGTAAACAGAACTGACCTTTCCGGGCTTATCCCGGAACCTGTCACCCGTGAGATCATTCAGGGCGTGACCGAGGGCAGCGCCGTCCTCCAGATGGGCCGCCGTCTCCCCAACATGACGAGCAAGACCCAGACGATGAACGTTCTGGACATGCTTCCCACTGCCTACTTCGTGAACGGCGATACCGGCATGAAGCAGACTACCAAGATGAAGTGGGACAAGAAGAAAATCTATGCCGAAGAGATCGCCGTTATCGTCCCCATTCCTGAGGCGGTGCTTGACGATGCTGATTATGACATCTGGGGCGAAGTCCGCCCGCGTCTGGTCGAGGCGTTCGGTAAGGTCATTGACGGCGCGATCCTGTTCGGCACGAACAAGCCCACCTCTTGGCGCGACAGCGTCCTTGAGACTTGCACGAAGGCTGGTTCCGTCGTGGCTGCGACGCCGTACATCTATGATGACCTTCTCGCCGAGGGCGGCGTGATCGCCAAGGTCGAGGAAAGCGGCTATCTCGTCAACGGCATTATGTCCGCTATCCAGATGCGCGCGAAGCTGCGCGGTCTGAAAGACCTGAACGGCAATCCCATCTTCAAAACCGATATGCAGGGCGCGACGCCTTATGCGCTGGACGGATCTCCTATGTACTTCCCGCGCAACGGCGCTTTTGACACTGCCAAGGCGCTTATGTTTGCCGGTGACTGGTCGGAGCTGGTGTACTCCATTCGCCAGGACATCACGTTCAAGATTTTCGATCAGGGCGTTGTGCAGGATCCTTCCGACAACTCCATCGTTTACAACCTCATGCAGAATGACATGGTCGCTCTGCGTGCGGTTATGCGTCTCGGCTGGGAAATCCCGAACCCGAAGACGGCGTACAACGATACCCTGTCGAAGTACTGCCCGTTCGCGGTGTATGCTCCCGCCGGTACGGTCAACACCGTTACCGTAACCCCGGCCACCGCTACCGTTGCTAAGGGTGCGAGCAAGGCGTTTGCCGCCGCTGTGACCGGCGAGGGTGCGGTGTCTAACGGAGTGCTGTGGAGCGTTTCCGGCACGGCTGCTGTTAAGGCTGGGACGAAGATTGATGAGAACGGCACGCTGACCATCGCCTCCAACGAGACGAATACTGCGCTGACCGTTACCGCGACTTCCAAGCAGGACGGCACGAAGTCCGGTACTGCCGCCGTTACCGTGGGTTGATAAACCGGAGGGGCGCAGATGTACGCAACATACACGTTTTACACCGATACTTATCTCGGCAGCGCCCTGACGGAACAGGAGTTTGCCCGTGCATCCAAGCGGGCAAGCTCCTTCATTGACTATTACACGATAGGCAAGGCGAAGGATTACCCGGACGATGACAACGCCCTTGCAATGTGCTGCTGTGCGCTGGCGGAACAGTACCAGATCATCGAGAACGCCAAAGCGCAGAGCATGAGCGGAGGCGAGGTCAAGAGCCAGACCGTAGGCGCGTGGAGCAAAACATACGCAAGCGGAACGGAGACGGCGGAAGCCGCCCGGAAAACGCTGGAAAACATCGCCATGGACTATCTGGCATGGACGGGGCTTTTGTACAGAGGAGGGCAGCGCTGTGTTCCCACATACTGTGACTGTCTTTAACTCCTACGAGGACGACGACTTAAAGATGCATAACAGCATTACCGTCCTGCGTGGTGTGCTGTTGGATATGTCCAAGGGAACAAACGTTGCAAAGACGGGTCTTGCCGACGCTGACGCCGCTACTCTTTACATCCCATTTTCCGTTGATGCGGTCAGTACGACCGGCGACAAGAAAACGTATGTCGAGCCAAAAGCGTTCTATGCGGCGGCGGATCAACAGGGATTGTGGACGCTGGATAGCGGCGGACATAGCAATTCCACGTCCACCTACTTTGTCAAAGGCGAGGTCTCCGAAATGATGAGCCTTGCGCAGCTGCAAGAGAAATACGATTACGCCTTTGACGTGAGCACGGTTGATGTCCGCGATTTTGGCGGCGACATGATGCATTGGCAGGTCGGCGGCAAATGAGGATCACGCTAAAGATCAAGACCGTGAGCGTGGAAGACTTCAAATCCGCCTGTAAAGCGGCGGAGATCGTTGTTGCAACGCAAGCGCTGAAAGACACGATTCCCTTTGTCCCTGCGCTGACGGGCGTTTTCTCAAACATGGCTCGGACGGATGGAAACGAGATCGTCTATACCGGCGACCAAGCCCGATATCTGTACGAAGGCAAAGTCATGGTTGACGCCGCCACTGGTAAAGGCCCAATGAACATACCGGATGTAGGATTGCGCTGGCACAAGGGTGCAACGCTCACTCCGACGGCGAAAGACCTTGTTTTTACGACGGACATGCACCCGCAAGCTCAATCCCATTGGATGGACGCATCTTACAAGAAAAACGGCGACAAGTGGGCGCGTGTCGCAGAAAAGGCGGTGATCTCGTCCCTTGGATGAACAGAAACCTAAAACCTTAGTGTCTGCGGAAGAAAATGCAGACGTGAGCCGCGCCGTGCGGCAATGGTTGAATGCGTATCCGGATAAGCCGCTTTCCAAGCTCGACTTTGAATGGCTTGGCGAGAAAAGCGGTTTATGCATTTCCACCATTCAGGCGGCGTACAAAACCAAGCAGTTTATCGACGGCTCGTATCAGGCGCAGTACCAGTTCAAACTTATTTATCGCGTCCCGGCGAAGAACGCCGACGAGAGAATGAGCGCTGACGAGGTGCTGGATGCATACGGCGCGTGGGCGGAGGCGAACGTGGATAGCCTGACGATTGCGGACGATATCCGCGTGCGCAAAGTCAAACGAGACACGGCGGCGGCTCTTTTTGCCCGATACGAAGGAGACATAGAGGATCACCAGATCCTCTTAACTTTAATTTACGAGGTGATATAACGAATGGCTGAATACACGTTTACCACTACTGCGGGGCAGACTGTGGCGCGTGAGCTGCTTCTCGCTTATCTGAATACCGGCACGAGTTCCGCTCCTGTTTGGTCGGTGATCGGCAAGCGCGTGGAGGACAGCTCCGAGGAATACGACTGGTCTACCGAGAGCAAGAAAGACATTCTCGGCGATACCTACGGCACGATGAAGAAGCCTGTCATTACGCAGTCTTTCGAGCCGTGCGAGCTGGACAGCGGCGACGCGGCGCAGCAGAAGATTTGGAAGCTCGCCGTTGTCGATCAGGACGCGATGGCGCTTGCGGCTATGGACATGCTCATCGTCCACACTTACGCTGGATTTGCCGAGCGCTACGAATCCTGCATGGTCGAGGTTACTGGTCTCGGCGGTGAGGGCGGCGGTAGCGTCGGTATGCCCATCAATGTAACCTATGGCGGCACGCGCACGAAGGGCACGGCCACGAAGGGCACTAGCGGCGCTATCGAGTTTACGCCGGAGACCTAATTTTCAGGAGGTTAAGCAATGCTTGAACTTAGACATGATACCGGAGTGCAGGAAATCTCCATCAACGGAAAGGTGACGGTGTTGCTCAACCTCACCGACATTGACTTTATCGAGCGCGTTTTTAATGCGTTTGACGCGATGGACAAGCAGCAGGACAAATATCAGGCGATGCTCGCCGGGGAGAATGAAGCGAAGAAAATCTTTGCTGCCGCCCGTGCGATGGACGGGGAGATGAGAGAGCTTATCAACGGGCTTTTTGGCTTTGATGTTTGCACTCCCCTGTATGGCACGATGAACACCTATGCGATGGCGGACGGCCTTCCCGTGTGGTGCAACCTGATGCTCTGCCTCATCGACAACATGAACGATACCTTTACGGCGGAAAAGAAAAAGACGAATCCGAAGCTGCAAAAGTATCTCGCAAAATTCAAGAAATGATCTACTCCCTGCCGATGTCGCTTGCCGTCGGCGGTGCAGACCATGCGATACGCTCGGACTACAGGGTTATTCTCGACCTCATAGAGGTTCTGAATGACCCTGATTTTTCCGATGCGGACAAGGCGGAGGCGACAATACAGACGATTTTCCCCGATTGGGAAAAACTGACTGACTATTCGGAGGCATTGGAGAAGTGCTTCTGGTTTATCGATCTCGGACAGCCGCACGGGAAGAAATCCGCCCGCCTTGTGGATTGGGAAAAGGACTTCCCGTATATCGTCGCGCCGGTCAACCGTGTGCTCGGCTACGAATGCCGCTCGGTCGAATATCTCCACTGGTGGACGTTCATGGGCGCGTACATGGAGATAGGCGGGGACTGCGCATTCTCGCAGATCGTGTCGCTGCGCTCGAAACTTGCCAAAGGTAAAAAGCTCGAAAAATACGAGCGGGAATGGCTACGGCAGAATCGGGACTTGGTAACGCTCCCGACGAAGTACACAGCAGAGGACGAAGAAATGTTGAAGAAATGGACGTGATGCGATGGCGACAGAACTTAGATTCCCGGTAGAAATCGACGCCGGGCAAGCCGCCAAAGAATTGGATAAGCTCCAACGCGACATGGACAGGCTCAAAAAGAACATAGAGAGCGGCGAGGCGAAACGCGCACCCATCGTTGAACAGCTCAAACAGGCGCAGGACGAGGCGGCGCAGGCTTATGATAAGGTCGAAAAGCTGAAATCCTCATTGGCCGAGAGCGAGGCAAAAACCGCAATTAACGCCAACGCTGATCCGCAGACATGGATCGAAGAGACCCAGCGGCAGGCGGAAATCAAAGCGCAGCTTTCCGAACAGGAAAAGATTCTCGCGGCGAAAGAGAAAGCCGCACAGCGGCTTGAAGCGCAGGACGCGAAAATCGTTGACAAACTGAAACAGCAGACGGCGGAGCTGGAAGAACAGAAAAAAAGAGCCGGGGAGCTGACGCAAACAATCACCGATGCGTCCAAAGGCGCTGACATCAAGGCCGCAATGGAGGGGGCGCAGCAGTCCATCAAAAGCGGCATAAAGAATCTGCTCAAATATGGCATCGGTATCCGCTCGCTGTTCGTTCTTTTCCGAAAGCTAAAGCAATACACCATTGAAGCTGTAAAGGCTTATGCCGAGAACGACCCTGAGACGAAGAAAAGCATTAACGAACTGAAAGCGTCTTTGCAGGGGCTAAAGGCGTCATGGGGCGCTGCGTTCGCCCCAATTCTTACTGCTGTCATCCCGGTATTGCAGACGCTCATCGGCTGGATCACAAAGGCCGTGGACGCTATCGCGGCGTTCTTTGCGGCTCTTAGCGGGAAAAGCACATTCAAGCGAGCCATAACCAACACTGGAAAGTTAAGCGACAATCTATCCTCCGGCGCTGGCGCTGCAAAGGAAATGAAAAAGCAGCTCATGGGCATTGATACGCTGACCATTGCGCAGGATTCGTCCTCCGGCGGCGGGGGCGGTTCCGGCAGCGGGATCAAGTATGAAGATGTAGCGATCAGCGACAAGATCAAGAACAATCTCGGACTTATCAAAAACCTGTTGGAGGGAATTGCGGCGCTTGCTATCGGGCTTGCGTTCGGAAAAACTGCCGCGAGTATTGCGCTGATTGTTTTCGGCACTCTGGATTTGATTGATGCTTTTAAAAATTTCATCAACACCGGAAGCCTTACGAAAGACATGTGCGCGGAGATGTCAACCGGATTTCTTAAAATCGGTATCGGTCTTGCCCTTCTCACCGGTTCATGGATACCGCTTGCAATCGGAGCGTTCCTTGCTCTCGGATCATTCCTGTCCGGGTGGTGGGACGACATCACCGCGTTTTTCGACAAGATCAGCGGCATAGTCAATGGGTGGTTCGACAATGCGCTGAAAACGCTTTCCGAAAAGGGCAACGTCCTTTCGCAAGTATTCATTCTGCTTTACGGCGTCGTTCAGTATTCTTTTAACAATATCGTCGGCGCTATTCGCACGGCATTGTCACTTATAAAGGCTATCTTTGAAACATTGGCCGCTGTTGTGTACGGTTTCGCCACAGGCGATTGGTCGGCGGCGCTTGACAAGATCAAGAGCGCGTGGATCGACGTATGGCTTGAAATCAAACGCTGGGGCGCGTCCCTTATCAACAGCATCCTTGGCACTGTGGAAGCGTTTGTAAACGGCGTTATTACGATGTTCAACAACCTCGTCGGAGCGTTCAGCAGCGTTTTGCAATTCTTCGGCGGCGGCGGTATAAACTGGCGTGCAAGCTCTGTATCTATTCCGCGTCTCGCCAAGGGCGGCATCGTCAAAAAGGGTACTCCGTTTATTGCCGGTGAAGATGGCTCGGAGGCCGTCATTCCGCTTGAGAGAAACACGCAGTGGGTGTCGATGGTCGCAGACGGCATTGTTGACCGTATGACGGATAAGTTCGCCGGTTTGAGCATGAAAATGCCCGCCGTTGCTATGGGCGGCGTAGTGCCGCCTAATGCGTTTTTCTCCGGATATGGGTATGGTATATCCCCAGAGTTGGAAAGTAAGCTGGACGCGCTTCTCGACCGTTTAACTGCGCGTGGCAACGAACAAATCAGACCGAGCGACGTTTACCTTGATAAGCGCAAGGTCGGGGAGATCATGTACACCTACACTGAGGAGCGGAACAGGGGGCGCGGCAAATGAAATTGATTGTCAACGGCGTTGATATGCTTCCGTATCTTGACGGCGGCGGGTACACCGTGACCAGAGAGGATGGCGACAGCTCGGACGCGGGGCGCACGATGGATTACACGATGCACCGGGCGCGGATCGCAACGAAATTCCGCATTGATGCAACTTTTAAGCCGCTGTACACCAAAGACGCCGAGATCGTTCTACCGACGCTTATGCCGGAGTACGTCGAAGTAACATACACAAACCCGTGGTTAAAGGGTACGCAAGTCACGACGATGTACAACAGCACCGGCAAGGCTACGGTCGATACATCTTTCGGTGATGGGAAAGAACGCTGGAACATTGATGCGCTCGCCCTTGTGGAGAGATAGCCATGCAGAACACAAGCGCAACCTACAAGGAAATCGTCGCCGGTACGCATTGGTTCGAGACCAAGCTCGTCATCGGCGACGAGTTTTATTTGATCGATGAGCACGCCGATTATATCACGTTTGGCGGGACGAGGATTTATTACGATTCCGATTCCGGCGGATACGGCGGGAACATGCTCAAAGAGATCAAGACCACGCAGCACCTTTTCACGGACGATAAGCCGATGGTCGGGTGCTGTGTAGCCGCGGAAATCGATGTCACGATGGTAAAGCCGACGGCGACGATCAAGAGAATGTCCTCCATCAAGCCGTTTATCCGTGCTGTGAATGACACGAAGGAAAGCGAATGGCTACCAAAGGGCGTGTTCTATATCGATACACGCTCCGACGGAGAGAGCACGGACGAGATCGTATTCCACGGATACGACGCGATGTTAAAGGCCGAGAACGATTTTCCTGTGAATGGGGACATCGGCGAATGGCCCAAAACGGACATTGACGTTGTAAGCCTTATTGCTGGGCATATGGGCGTGGAGGTCGATCCACGCACGTTTGACATCATGCAGCGTGGGTATCCGGTGCAGTATCCCGGCGGATACGCTATGAGGGAAATCCTCGGATATATCGCGGCAATGTACGCGGGAAATTTCATCATGTCGGACGATGGAAAGCTCCGTCTTGTCCGGCTGAATGAGATCGGCATTGAGACACACTATCTTGTGGATACTGCCGGGTATGTCCTCACGTTCGGAGGTGACAGGATCCTTGTCTGAATCGGTTTTTATCGGAAGAAGCGCAAAGGGATACACTTCAACGCCGGAACTGCCGAAATACACCAAAGTCCGCATCAACGTTGACGATGATTCCTGCTACGAGGCCGGAACGGGCGATAATGTCTTAGAGCTTGACTGCCCGTGGGGTTCTCAACAGATGGCGAACGACATCTTAGAGAGCATCGGGGAGTTTGTCTATCGACCGTATGACACGGAATGGGCGAAGCTTGATCCTGCGGCAGAGTTAGGCGACGGCGTTACCATCAACGGCGTTTTCTCTGGAATCTATGTCAACGAAACGAATTTCTCCACGCTGATGGCGGCGCGTATCGCCGCACCGCAGGAGAACGCAGTTGACCATGAGTACCCCTACAAATCCCCGACCGACCGGAAGACCACCCGGCAGTTTGCCGAGACGCGGGCAAGCCTTAGAGTTAATGCCGCGAGCATTCAGGCGGAGGTCACGGCCAGAGAAACGAGCGAAGCGGAAATGCGGGCGGCTTTGGAACTGCACGCGCAGGAGATCGCTGCGAGAGTGACGAAGACCGGCGGCAATTCCGCCTCTTTTGGTTGGTCTTTGACGGCGGACGGGTTTGTTCTGGAAAGCTCCGGGCAGGAAGTGTTCAGGGCTACGAAAGACGGCGTAGACATCACCGGCAAGATAACGGCAACGTCCGGATTCATCGGCAGCAAGGATAGCGGGTTTACCATCACACAGAACGCCATATATAACAAGTTGTCGGAACTGTACGGGACGGTGGACGGTGTGTACATCGGAGCGGACGGTATAGCCCTCGGCGGCGGTAAATTCCGAGTAAACAGTTACGGTCAATTGTATGCAACGGACGGAACGTTTACCGGAAATGTCTATGCCAACCGGATACAGACCGGCGGCGACGCCGGAACAATCCAAGGCAGCCAGATAGGGTCTGGAACAATCACGACGGCGAATACCAATGGATACTTAAACGGCGGCGTTGCAAACGGGTATTTTGCTGGGGATGTTTTTTCCGGTGCTGCAACAGCGGCGGCGATGAACGCCTCCGCGGGATCCTTTTCTACCAACAAGGCTTTTCGCCTTTACGGGAAAACGGTAGTTGATAGCTCTTATACATTTACTGTTAACGGTGTAACACACCAGATCAAAGGATTGCGGCTCATTTAAGGAGGAAAAAGTGGACAAAATTATTTTTATGGACGGAAGTGAATACCCTTGCGCGTTCTGCGGCATTGCTACGGTTGGGCTGCTGTATGTCACGCTGACCGGCCTTTCATTCGTGGAAGCGGCGGCGATCTTCGGAGATGAGAAGAAAACGGCGAAAATCCGCTATGTAGCCGCAAACGGAGAAGAGACGGTATTCGAGCACTATACCAAGTTTGAATATCTCGTCAATGAAACCGGCGGACAACGGGCAGCGCTGCGGCAGAAGTACGCGAGCGAGGTTTAATCATGGAAGAACTTAATAAAATTAAGGAGCTTCTCGGCACTCTCCGCGTCGATGGATGGGAGAATTTCGAGAAGCTTGTTTATATCAAGCTGCTCATCGAGAAATTGATTGCGGCGGAAACGAAGGAGGGCTAATCCTTGGCAGACAAAACAGTAGGCGAGCTTCCTAGAGCATCAACCGTAACAACGACAGACCTGTTTGTAATGGAGCAGGCGGGACAGGCAAAGTCCCTGACTGGACAGGTGCTTATCAATGACCTTGCAACGGCTCTTGACGGGCACGGCGGCATTAAGAGCATTACCCTAAACGATGACTATACCCTGACGTTCATCATGTCTGACGATACGGAGGTAAAGACTACTTCGGTACGCGGCGCGACCGGTGCAAAGGGCGACAAGGGAATGGATGGTCGGGCAATTACGAGCGTTGCGAAAATCAGCACATCCGGCCTTGTGGATACTTATAAAATCTCGTTCTCGGATAACACAAGCACCAACTTTACCGTAACAAACGGTTCATCCATCAAGAGCATTGCAAAGACGGCAACGAGCGGCTTGACGGACACCTACACCGTTACGCTCACGGACGGAACGACCTCCACGTTCAATGTAAAGAACGGCAACGGCATAGCGTCCATCACGCTACAAAGCGGCACACACGCCGCCGGTACGACGGATACATACAAAATCACGTTCGACAATGGGGAGTTTACCACATTCTCCGTTTATAACGGAATGAACGGCTCCGGCTCTGTCGTGTCAGTGAACACGAAATCGCCGGACGCCTCCGGCAACGTGACGTTAACCGGCGACGATATCCCCGTGAGCGCAGATGATGAAACTACAATTCCGGATGCGATCGAAGCGAAACAGGCGGCGACAAAAGATCTTGCCGCAGAAGCTACGCTTGCGGACGGAGACTATTTCCCATTCTATGATATTTCCGTATCGCTGAATCGGAAAACCCCTTGGTCTAACATCGTGTCAAAAATCCGCGCGGCCTTTAAGACCACGGCGCTGCCCGTCGATTCCGGCGGCACGGGGGCCGCAGACGCAGCAACGGCGCGGGCAAATCTTGGAGCGCTGTCCAACGCCAACGGTGCGGTAGGCACAGCGAATCTCGGCGGCAAGGTCGTTACGGCGGAGAAGATCGCGGACAAGACGGTTGGCGCTGGTCAGCTTGCCGACGACATCCCCTACACCAAGTTCGGCCTTGCCGCCGATCAGGTGCGGCACGTTTACGCCGGAACGACGGAGCCGGGCGCCGAGCTCGGCAGCGACGGGGATATCTATCTCATGTATTCGGAGTGAGGTGCGGGCATGGCATGGTCACAGACAGCGCCGGAGCTGCCAAGCGGCAGCGCTTGGGAGCAGGAAAAAAGCGTTTCGGGAGCAGCGAACCATTGGAGCCTTTCCGGAAAGCTCTACATCGCCCGTCTGAACGGCAGGCAGTTTGCAGTTAAAGCCGAGCTGACGAGCGGCAACGGCAGCTACGGCACTTATTACCCGCCGGAGAAATGGAAGCTTCGGTGTGACATCGGCAGCGTTACCGGAACGGAGGACACGTCCTTCGGCGTCTCAAAAGGAACGACAACGTTCTATTTCGTCGGAGAAGCCGGAGAAGGCGTAACGATCACCGCAAATGTCGGCGGTGTTGACATCCCGGTCGCCACGCAAACCGCGACCTTTGCCGCCCCCGCGCTGCTCGGCTCGACGCTTTATTTCAAGGTCGGCGGGACGTGGAAGCAGGCGACGCTGTACCGCAAGGGCGGCACTTGGAAAAATGCGCTGGCAGAATTCAAAGCAGGAGGAACATGGAAATGAACGGTATAGACGTTTCCGAGCATCAGGGCGATTTCGATTTCACCACGTACAAAGATGGCTTTGTCATCATCCGCGGCGGCTACGGCATCCGAAATGCCGACAAATGGGCGGAGCGCAACATTGCCAAATGCGACGCGCTCGGTATCCCGTGGGGCATCTACTGGTACAGCTATGCGCTGAATGTGCAGACGGCTAAATTGGAGGCGGAGCGGTGTCTGCGCTTTCTCAATGGCCGGAAGCCCCGTCTCGGCGTGTGGTTCGACATGGAGGACGCGGACGGGTACAAGCAGACGAACGGCTTCCCGTCTAACGAGACGATCACCGCGATGTGCAAGACCTTCTGCGCGGCTATGGAAGAGGCCGGGAACAGGACTGGTGTGTACGCGAATCTCGACTGGTTTGAAAACCGCATCGGGGACACGGGGTATGACAAATGGATCGCGGCGTGGGGATGGAACGACGGGGAGCATTATCCCGATCTGTCTGGGAAATGCATCTTTCACCAGTACCGCGGGGAGCCACTTGACCTTGATATCATGCACGTCCCGCTTTCGTATTTTGACGATGGCGCGGCGGGCGGAGCCGAGCCACGCCCCTACGAAAAGGACGGGGAATGCGTAAGCGTCTCGGCGATGGCGCAGGAGGTGCTTGACGGGAAGTGGGGCAACGGCGAGGAGCGAAAGCAGAAGCTCGGCACGTGGTTTTACGATCTCGTGCAGGGCGAAGTAAACCGTATCCTCGGAGTAAAGTAGGAGAAATAAATGGAAATCATAAAGACAATCATCACCGCGTGCGGCGGGGCTGCCGTTGCTGGCATCTTCTCGCTGATCCTCGCCAACCGTAAGAGCAAAAGCGAGATCGTGAAGCGTTTGGACGCCTTAGACGGTAAGCTCGTAAAGCACATCGAGGACGACGCTGCGTGCCGCGCGGACGAGGCGCGAAGCCGCATCCTCCGCTTCGGCGATGAGGTGCGGCAGGGCGTCTTGCACACCGCCGAGCATTGGGCGGACGTTCTCCGGGACGTTGACCGATACGAGGACTACTGCTCCGGCCACCCGCTATACGAAAACAACCGCGCCGCAAACACCATTCAGCATCTTAACTGCGTCTACGCGGGCCATCTAAAGAAAAACGATTTTTTGAAGTAAGGAGAATTTGCAATGAACGAGATTATCACTACCTACGGCATGGAAATCATCAAGTACATCATCCTCGCCATCTGCGGCATTGCCGCGTCTTACGCCGCGAAGCTGTATGAAAAGTATGTCAATACCGATACCAAGCGCAAGGTAGCGGCAACTACCGTTGCGTACATTGAACAGGTGTATAAGGATATCCACGGCGACGAGAAGCTGTCCCGCGCCATGGCTGTCGCTGCCTCCATGCTCGAACAGAAGGGCATCAAAACCACGGAGGACGAGCTTAAGGTGCTTCTCGAAGCTGCCGTTAAGGAAATGAACGATAAGTTCAAAGCCGCCTGACGGCAACAAAAATTTTGTAAACCGACACTGCGGAATCATGAAAGAATCCGTAAAAATATTCTGCCGCATCAATGGCGTCGAGGCGTCTGAACGCCTCGCAGAGACACTTTTTAACGCATACATGGAGAGTGTAGCCAATGACGACAGAGAGCCTCCTACGGAGTTTAACAACGCCAGGGACAAAGATTAAGCTGCAATTCCCGCGCGAGCTACGCGAACAGTTTGAGCGGGACTGCGGCTTTACCGACGAAGAATTAAAAATCTTCCGCCTGCGGGCAAAGGGCATGAGCGTTTTGCAAATTTCTTTCGCCATGCAGACGGATACGGAACTGTACGGCACAGAGAAAGTCGAGCGCCGTATACGGGCGATCAAGGACAAGATCGCCGCTGCAATCGAATGATGGGTTTTTGACGGATTATTGAGGGCTAACCGATGGGTTAGCCCTTTTTTTTTATGCGACAATGGGGGCAGAAAGGACGTGAAGCAATGGAAAACTACTACCAGCAGCCACAGCAGTTTTACGGCGGATATCAGCGACCGCAGCCCGTGCAGCAGATTGCTCCCGGATACGTCTGCAAGCCGGTCACTAGCCGCGAAGAGGCTATTGCCACAAGCACGGACTACTTTTCTCTCGGCGTCGTAATGCCGGACATCGGGCACGGCATGATCTACCTGAAACGTTTTAACCAGCAGACAGGGGCTTCCGACTTCTTTGATTTCAAGCTTTTCACCCCGGAACAAACTCCGGCTGTAGAGTACGCGACGAAAGCCGACCTTGACGCTCTGCGGGCGGAGCTGACAGCGAAAAAGCGCCGGAGGGTAGAAGACGATGATGAATAATCTTATTTTCAATTTGATAAGCCTCGCCCGTACCGGCGGAAACCAGATGACGCTAATACAGCAGATGGCTGGACGCGATCCGCGAGCGCAACAGGCGCTAAAGATGGTTCAGGGCAAGACGCCCGACCAGCTCCGGCAGATGGCGGAGAACATGGCGAAAGAACGCGGAACGACCGTGGAGGAAATCGCCAAAAGTCTTGGGCTTAAATAAACATTCTCCTATCAGTTCCGGCATCTTGATTAAAAGCCGCTTCTCGAATGCAGCCGGGAGGCGCGCGCCCGGATGTAAATAAACTGATAGGAGCTTTTTTCTATGGCAGACGATTTTATGAACGGCTTTCTTGCCGGGCAGGGCGACAATAACCGCGGCGGGATGTTCGGCGGTGACGGTTGGTGGGCTATCATCATCTTTGCGCTGATTTTCGGTTGGGGCAACGGCGGCTATGGCTTCGGCGGCAATTCTGGCGGTGTAGTCGATGGTTATGTTCTTACCTCTGACTTTGCGAACATTGAGCGCAAGATCGACGCGGTGAACAACGGCGTTTGTGACGGCTTCTACGCGATGAACACTGGAATGCTTAACGGCTTTGCCGGTGTGACGCAGGCCGTGACGAGCGGCTTCTCCGCGGCGGAGCTTGCCCGCTGCAATCAGCAGGCGGCGCTTATGCAGCAGCTCAACGCCATGCAGATGCAGAATCAGAACTGCTGCTGCGAGAACCGGCAGGCTATCGCACAGGTGCGCTACGATATGGCGACGCAGGCGTGCGATACCCGGAACACCATCCAGAATGTTGCCCGCGACATCACGGACAACCAGAACGCTGGAACCCGTGCTATCCTCGACTTTCTAACGCAGAGCAAGATCCAGACCCTTGAGGCGGACAATCAGGCGCTGCGGCTCGCCGCTTCGCAGAGCGCACAGAACGCGACGCTCATCAATGCGCTTCGCCCGTCGCCTATCCCCTCGTACAGCGTCGCAAACCCGTATTGCTGCAACACGAACACTTGCAGCGGCTGCGGCTACTGAACCAACGTTAATCGGGGCGGGAAATCCCGCCCCTGAAAGGAGTTTATAATGGCTTGCAAACCCGTTTGTCAGCTTTGCAAAAGGCTGATTCTTAGCCAAGCGATCACGTTTACCGGCGGAAATTTGGTTGTCAATCTCCCAGATGGCAACTATTCCAACGGAGAAAAATACTGCATCGTTCTGGCACAGAGCATCCCAACGACGGCGACGATTAACGCGCCGGTTGTGTTCACCATTGGCGCGGGAACGGCGCAGTTCCCGCTGACGAATCGATGCTGCGCTCCCGTAACTGCGTGTGGTGTGCGGACTCGGACGAAGTACAGCACGATTGTAGTCACCAACGCCACGGGCGGCACGTTCCGAATGATCGGGAAACCGTGCTGCTCGCCGAGCAATGATCTTACCGCCATTAACGCGGAGACAGGAGCGACGACATGAGAGCGGACAGAATCAGACGCATCCGAGACTACCAGATACAGAATAACCGTGACTACGAGCCGCAGGAAAGATACCGCGACAGCCGAGGCCGCGAGCATTACAACAACGGGCGCTATGCCCCACGCAATGACTACCGCGACGAATACACGGACTACTACGACGACCGCCGCCGAATCGGATTTTCCTATGAGCCGCGTATGGGCGAGAGCTACGGCGGAGAGTACGACCGCGGCTATGCCGGAGGGTACGACCGCATGACCCGCGAAATGGCGGACGAGTGGATGCGTGGCCTTGAGAATGAGGACGGCAGCAGGGGCGCTCATTGGAGCTACGAGCAGACCAAGAATCTTCTTGAGCAGAAGAAAATAGACTGTGATCCGATGGAGTTCTATGTAGCCATGAACATGTTGTACTCGGACTACTTCAAGGTGGCAAAGAAATTCAACGTCAACAACACGGAGTTCTACGCCGACCTTGCCGAAGCGTTCCTTTGCGATAAGGACGCCGACGAAGATAAGCTCGTGCGGTATTACGAGTGTATCGTTGAGTGAGCAAAGCAAAAAGGAGGGCCTTTCAGCCCTCCTTTTCCTTGTTCGCAATGTAGAATGCAATAAGCCGGACAACGTACTTCGGCGGGTTGGAAACGCCGCTCTCCCAGTTTTCGATGCTTCGCTTTGGAATGCCAAGAAGTTCGGCAAAAGCCCGCTGCGTGAGCCCGGTAGCCTCACGCAGCGCCTTAATCTCACTCATTGACCGCCACCTTGCACCAGAACACCGGGCGAGGCGCGTCGCCGCCGAAGTCAAAGAGAACGGAATAGAGATCGCCGTCGTCACCGCGGCAGATCGGGGAGAAGCCGTCGAAAAGATCGTCGCTCAGGCTGTCGGCGTAATTCTCGCCGCGGGTGCGGCGGATGTCGTCGAGAACTTCGCGGTCGAACTGCGTCGGATCGTCCGTCCATTTGTAACCCTTGCCGGTGATGTCAAGCTCGCGGTTGTCGATGATTTCAAATTTCATTTTTTGATCCTTTCCGGGGCACTGCCCCTATGTGTTTTTCTTCCTTACGCTTATTATATTACCACCAAATTGGTGACATGTCAACAAGAAATTTGGGAAAACAAGAAATTATTCAAAAAGAAAACGCCGGATATCAACCCCGGCGCTGTTCTGAATGTTTAGTTATATTATGCTGTAACTGGTGTTAATGTACTCTATAGCTAAACAAGATCAAAAAAGATATCACCGTTGTTTGCGATGACAATTCGGCGGATAAAGCGATTCCATGCTTCCTTTTTCCCGCTTGGCGGCAGCTTTTCGTAAGCATCGATCAATGACATGACAAGCGCTTCGTCGATGGGCTTTGGTTCGGGCGGTACGTTGAGTTTTTCCTTTAGTGCGGTGTATTCCATTTCGTATTTCTCGCGGTTGATGAGATCAGCGAGATATAAGTCTGTCAGCTTATCCATTTTCCGCTTGATCGCCGCCGTATCAACCGGCGGTTTTATTTTTCCCGCCTTGAGCTTTGCGTTGTGCGCCTGTACTTCAATCGGCAGCTTCATCAATAGGTACGCCTCAAGCTCTGCCTCGTTGATTCTCTTTTTGTGGCTGCAAAGACCGACTTCATAGTTTTTGCACCGGTAATAGAAGTAATCTGTCCCGCGTTGCCGTGTCGAATGCGTCACGAGCCGGTGGCCGCATTCGGCGCACCAGACAAGGCCGGAGAACAGCCAAGTGTGCCGCGATCCGTTGTTGCGAACGCTTCTCGCCGTCAGCATCCGCTGAACAAGGGCAAAATCCTCCGGCGGTATCAGCGCGTCACAGACCTGAATCCCGTTATTCTTTCCGATGTACCGTTCATTGCCCAGCGCGTTCTTGATGTGATAATTTCCGCGCATTATTCCAAATTCGGAAACGAGCATCTTCTTGACGTGGTTAACGCTTCCCGTGGCGATGTAATCTTCAAACATTTGCCTCGCAATGTGCGCCGTTTCCTCGTCGATGCAAAGGCGGCTCTCGACGGCCTTTAATCCGATGGGCGTCTTACCCGCCGGGCAGAGACCAAGCTCCCGCTTATGCTGCATGATTCGTTTAACTCGCTCTGACGTTCTGTCTGCCTCGTCCTGCGCGACGGACAGCATTATGTTGACCTTTAACCGTCCGGCGGCGGTGGCGGTCTCATAATCCTCGTATGTCGCTTGCCATACAACACCGTGCGCGTCTAGGACTTCCTGCGCCTTGTAAAACTCGCCGATGTTGCGGAACCACCGGTCGAGCTTTGTGAATGCAACAAGATCGATTTTCCCCGCTTCCACGTCAGACAGAAGCCGTTGCAGCTCCGGGCGCTTTGACACACTTTTTCTTCCGCTTACCCCGGCGTCGATGTAATAATCAACGACCTTATGCTTGTTTTCCTCTGCCCATTTTTTCAGGCTTTCTTTCTGGTCATCGACGGAAAGGCCGTGAACGGCTTGTTCTTCCGTGGAGACGCGGACATAAAGTGCAACTCTCATTTCTTTTTCCCCTTGTGAATGCTTTTGAAGGCGTAAATGATGGTTGCGACGGAGGCGTTCAGTATCAGGGCGAGGACGCCCGCAAAAATGCTTGTCCCAGCCGAGCGGAAAATACCGGCGGTCTCTACCTGGATGTCAAATATGACGTACCATACAACGGCGCACAAAAGAATGCTGCATACGCCTATGAGCATATAAATTGTCCTTGTGTGGGTTTCCCCCTGCTTTCTCAGCCCTGCGTTCATTTCTTGCAGATGCTTTACTTCGCCGGATAACCGCACGTTCTCTAATTCCAGATCATGGACATGCTGTGTGTCCGGCTGTTCATCCAGACCGACAAGCTCATTCAGCGATAGATTCAATACCTTACAAGTGGCAGCGGCATAAAAAAGGAGCGGGTGCTTGACCCGCCCTGCATTCGTGTCGCAGATGTTGTTGTATGGAACACCTGACAGGTCAGACAATTCTTGCAGCGTGAAGCCGCTGGCGTTTTTCGCTTTGCGAAGTTTGGCTGGATACTCGTCTAAGTAAGGCTGTAGGTCTGTGAGCGCGGACACTTTTTCTCCATCTCCATTCAGTTGTTGGATTTCCCAAAAGTTTTGGGAACGGTTCTTGAATCTTCCTCCTGATTTGTGATTTACAACATGGACATTACAAACAGAAAAGGGTACGCTTGAATCGTGGCAGACGTGTCGGTTTACCACCTTACCCGAAGCCCCGGCAGAGGTTGCCGCCAACGCCGGGGCACTTCTCACTTTATGATGTAAGCGGACGCCTCATAAGACGTTATATCATTGAAGTTGACAAAACGCTGCATTTCGCGCCCGTCCATTGTCTCAAATTCCGCCTCGCTGTCCTCATGTATCGGATCGGAGATATAAGACGATATGACGCCGACCGGATCATCTCCGGAGAACAGAACAACATAAATGTTACAATAGGATACCAGTTTTCCGGTCGTGTTTTCCACAATGCCAAAAGCAACGACGCCGGACGGGTTATACGGGCGGGTGTCTCTGCCGAAGGTCACGTCCTTTGTCGGCAGAAAAGTAATTTCCTCGAACGCTTGTTGAAAGTCAATGGACGGAACGGCGGTAAGATTCCGCTCTTCGGTTGTGATAACTTCCTGCTGGAAGAAGTACGATTTTTCGCCTGGCTTTATGACGCTGGGATAACCGCCACCGATGTTCTTCGTTTCAACAATGTTTCCGGCTTCGTCCACGAGATCGACATAGCTCGGTTTTTCATAACTTAACGTTATATTGCAGTCGCCCTTGTTTTCGACGACGAAAAGGATTTGAGCAAACGTGTTTCTCCCGGCGTCATCCGTCCCAACTTTGCAGTTTGCGTACGTTATTTCGTAATCAATTACCGGTTCCGGCTGCGGCGTCGGTTCCGGTGTCGGTTCCGGTGTGGCTGTCGCTTCAATAATCTGACTTGCTTCTTTCGCCGTTTGAGCCTCTGCGCCGCATGCGCAAAGCGTGAAAACGAGCGCAAAAACCAAGGCAAGGGCAAGCAGTTTCTTTCTCATAACATCCAATCTCCTATTAAATTTTTGTTGCGGCTATGTTCAGAATAAATTTTCATGTCGATAGAATCAACAGAAAATTGTCGAAAAACAATTTAGGGAAGTGATAAAATGCAAACGCCCGTTGACGCACCGGAGCGAGACGCCCGGCGTATTATTTTCCTGCTTGAATTTTACAAATACATAACGGAGGAAGAGCATGGACGAGGAACGGAGAGAGCTTGTAGAAATGATCTGCCAAATGACGGAGGAGCAGTTTGAATGGTTTATAAATCAAGTGCAGCTTTTGTTATCTGATGCAGGATCTTGACCTTATCATCCGGCAGGGAAAGAATCAGCTCGATCATTTCTTTTTTGGCATCCGAAACACCTGCAATGATAGCCGGGGCCGGATTGCTGGCAGCACCGTCACCGTATATCAGAGCATCAACAGGGACGCCGAAGTAGTCAGAAAACATTTTTAGAGTTTTCGCATTTGGAACACCGCCGGATTTCCAATGTGACATGCTCCCCTGGCTTATTCCCAACGATGTAATTACATTGGTAACTTTAACCCCTCGCTGATTGCAAAGATTCTTCAGATTGTCGTAAAACATAAAATACCTCTTGACTTACGCGAATTTTTGATGTTTTAATGGACTCACAAAAAACACTGTGCGCCCGGATGGGCGCTTGGGAATGGTTAAAGCCTTTACCGCTTCGACAGCGTATAGCAGCAGATCGCGTTGGTCACGAAGTACGATATGCTGTCCAGAACGTAGCCGTTAGCAATTAGGCGCTTTGCTTCGGCGGCATTGTACGTTGTAACAGTCTTTATGCACATCACATCCTCCCGGAAGGACGCACAGTGTTAAAAAAACAGGTCGGCTTGAAATACTGCATCCCCGAAGTTTGCGGGGGATATAAAAGCGCTTGGATTAGGTTACTTAGATAGGATGATGCTTATCCCGTCGCCGTTGACGAAATAAGCGACACTATCCAGCTTCCAGCCTTTGGCGATGAGCGAGACCGCCTCGGCGAACGAATCTGTATAGAATCTCTTGATTTTCCCACCTCCCATCCGAGGGGACGCAGTATTTCAAGCCGACGAAATAAAAGGAGGATGCGACGATGAAAGGGGATAAACGCCTGCTTATCGCAACACTTGTAACGAACATTCTTACTTTGATAGTGCTAATATCGAAATTCCTAATGACGTAAGCGCAACGACAAGGCTTGAGAAAGAGATCCAATTCTCTCTCCACCATTTACGCCGGTTGTCTGCACGACGCTCTTTTTCTTTCTTTACGTTCTCCGGGGATTTCGGGTCAAATCTCTTGAGATAGGCTTGCAGCTTCGGGTTATCCGACTTCGGCAAATGGTCTTTTGGCAGATTCATAAAAACCTCACAAATAACGAAAGGATGATACGACGATGAAAACAAGGAAGCAGATCGAAAGGGAAAATTCGGAGCTGAAAGAAAAACTGAACGAGCTTACAGTTTCTCTCGAAACGGAAAAAACATTTAACAAGGCAATAAAAGAAGCGACGGAAAAAGGAATGCTACCGGTGAAAGGCCCGGAATGTACAGGATGCAAACACGCTTTTCTGTATGTGGCGAACAGCAGCGCCCTTGCCGTTGCCTGCCGCAAAGATGTTGATTGCAAAGAATTTGAACCGCGCGAGAAACTGGAACGGGAATACGTGGGCTTAGCTTATGGAGACAGCCGGTATTTTATCGGCCCCATTATCGGATAACCAGGCTTCGTATTCCTTCCAAAATATCTGAAAGGTTACTCAATATTGACACAAGCAGCGCAAGCGCGGAAATAATAAGCGCCGCCCAAGATCGCGCAGTGCTTTTGTCGGGTCGCAAAAAAGCAAGCCCTTCTAACGGAATGATGGAGTTGTCAATTTCGGAATACACAACGCCGAAAAGATCGCGGTGTACTTCTCTGCCGTTCTTCCTCGGGGATTGATAAAGGTAACCGCGCGATATACACTCCGCCGCGATCTCTCTATCTAAATTTGTAGGGTTCTCCGGCAGCGCCTGTTCCCCGTTAGCAACACGGCGTATCATCTGCCGCATAGCCTGGTTCAACTGCCGCTGAGATGTGATCCTCTTTTCTTTTTTCATAATATTATCCCCTTTGTGCAGCTCCGCTAATTGCGGGGCTGCTTTTTTGTTCCCTTTGACAAACATCAAAAATTAGAGATTTTCCTATTTACTTACAATAATTTTTGATGTATAGTAATCGATGTAAAATCCATTGCACGAAAAAGGCAACAAAAAACCAAGCCTTAACGGAAAGGATTTCCGAAAAAGCTGCAAAACCGTATTGTGATTGCTGGCACTTTCACAATAATCTTTTTGCCGCAAAAAGTCAATGTTTTTTACAAAACGAACACAAGGGGGTGATGGAAATTTACGAGCTTTTCCGCGGTAAGATCGCCGAGCAGAAGAAATTGCGGCGGCTTACCAATGGCGACATTGCCAAGCTGACGGGATACTCCGTCAGCACGATCAACGCATTCATGGCGGGCAACCGCGAGAATGACAAGATTGCCAACGCGATTGCAAAGGTGCTCGATATCGAGCGATAACCACCGCCCGATAGGGCGGAAATGAAAGGAACTGAAAAATGAAACAGACGATCACCATGGAAGAGGCCGAGCGCTTCGAGCGTATCATCTGGGCGCTCGTCGAAAAGTATTTCGGCGTGACCGTCACGCCGCTGGATTTGGCAGATGATCGCCCCTAATACGATCACCCTTTCCGAGCTGGACTTGATCTGCCGGAAGTTTCACATTGAAAAGGAAAAAATCGTAGACGCATTTCAGGAATGCGTCAAAACAACCAATTAAAAAGGAGATAACAGGAATGGCAACCAAAACAACCAACGAACAGGTGATCACGATACCAGCATTGGACATCCGCACCGCAACGGTGAAGATCGTCGGCGATAGTCCGCTCATCATGCACAAGTGGTCGGAAAAGGCCAAAAAGGAAATTCTCGACAAGCAGATGAAAAAGGCGAAGAGCAAGGGCCACGACGCGAAAGACCCGTTCGCCGACTTCATTTCCTCTATGTACTGGCTCGACGGTGAGCCGGAAAACAAGACCCCGGAGGGCTTTGCCGCAGCGCTGGAGGATGGAGCGCGGTTCGGCTTCCCGTCCACGGCGGTCAAGGCGGCGGCGGTCGCTGCGGCGTACCGCGCCGGAATCACAAAGAACATGGTTTCCATGAACGGCGCGTTTCATATCCTCGGCGAGTTCGTGGAGATCCACGGCGAGCCGGTCATGCGCGAGGACATGGTCAAAGTTGGAATGGGCGTCGCCGATATCCGCTATCGCGGCGAGTTCCCGGAATGGTGGTCGTCGTTCACGGTTCGCTATAACGCCGCCGTCCTTTCTCTTGAGCAGCTCATCAACATGATCAATATGGGCGGCTTTGCCTGCGGTATCGGCGAATGGCGAGCCGAAAAGGGCGGCGTTTACGGTTCCTTCCACATCGAGTAAACGCGGCAGGCAAGTCACGGTTAGTCTTGGCCGGGCTTAACATGGTTGGGCTTGGCGAGGCGAGGCGCGGTTTGGCAGGCGAGGCTTGGCAGCGTGAGGCCGGGCGCGATCGGGTTAGTCAAGGTCTGGCAGGCTTGGCAAGGCTGGACTCGGTTAGGCGCGACTTTGCGGGGTAGAACGTGGTCTGTCAGGGCTTGTTGCGGTAAGGCAGTCAAGGCGTGTCTGGTTGAGCTCCGGCAAGGTTCCGCATGGCAAGGCGGGGCAGGCAAGGCAAGGTATGTTCAGATGGGGTACGTTCTGGTCAGGCAAGGCAGGCGAGGCAAGGCAAGCCTTTGTTTGGCACGGCCTGTTAAGCCACGGTTAGGCAGGCAATTTTGAAAGGAGAAACAACATGGTCTATCAATGGAAAATCCCGGTCGCGCCGGTATCGGCGCAGACCGCCGGTGAAGAGCTCGAGCGGCTTTACCGGAAGCATGGCAAGCTCGACCCGGCGGACGTGGTAGAGGAAAGCCGCGACGCCTCCGCACCTCTGCACGGCTGCTTTGAGTGGAACGACGCCATAGCCGCCGAGAAGTACCGCGTGCACCAAGCCGGTGACATCATCCGCGCTCTTGTGATTTCCGAGGATAAAGGAGAAGAGCCGCGCGACACCCGCGCCTTTGTCCACGTCCGCAGCGACTACCACCCGATCAGTGTTGTCATAGACGACGCCGCGATGCTGGCCGAGCTGCTCGCAAGCGCCGAAAAGGAAATGACGGCGTTCCAGAGGAAGTATGAAACCTTGCAGGAGCTTTCCCCGGTCATGGACGCGATCCGCGCCTACCAGCAGAAAACCGCATGATCGCCCCGTGCAAGGGATGTTCCGCTCGCTTCGTCGGCTGCCACGCATCCTGCCCCCGGTACGCGGAATTTAAGGCCGGATGTGAAGCCCGGCGGGAAGCGCGGACAAAGATGCACCCAATCGCCGATTACACCATCGACATCACCAAGCGAGTACAAAAAGCGGCCCACCGCCGCAGAAAGTAGGAGAAACAACCATGGAGAAAACCTGCGAAAGCTGCCGCAGATCGGAAATGTGCAAGCACAGCGGCAGCGTTTGCCGCAACTGGCGGCTGAAAAAAAAGGAAACCCCGAAGGTCACGCCGGAGGAGTACGCTGCCGCCCACGTCATGAGCCGCATCGAATGGCGAACGAAACGCGATAGTGTGGAAAACGCCGACGGCTCAAAAACGGTGCTTGAGCACCACTACCCGGTCGTCATTGTCGGCGAGGGCGACCGCCGCACCGTCTGCGGGTATTACGCGTACCTTTCCCGCGACGAGATGCGTTACTGCGCTATGTCCGACGAGTGGAAGGGAACGACCACGGTCGTTGACGAGTACATGCCGCATGATGGAGGGTTCGCCATCATTCGCGCAATGGAGGAGGGATGACAAGATGAGCAAAACAAAGGCAACGTTCGCCACCACCGCCATCATGACGCTTTTAGCCGCCGTGATCTTCTTCGTATGGAAATTCGGAAACGGCCTCGGCTTCGCCGTCATTGAGGGAATCTTCGCCGTCTACGGATTTTCGAGCCTCGCCGATGACTGCTGCCGCTGGCTGCAAATGCCGGACACGGCGATCATGCAGAGAGGAGGGCGGCACTAATGATTATCTATCTCGCCGGTAAGATCACCGGCAATCCCGAATACCGCAAACAGTTTGCTGCGGCAAAGGCGGAACTGGAAGCAGAGGGCCATATCGTTTTGAATCCTGCCGAGCTGCCGGAGGGTATGAGCCCAGCCGCGTATATGCGAATCTGCTTTGCGATGATCGACACAGCGGACGAGCTTCGGGCGCTGCCCGGCTGGAATTGCAGCCGCGGCGCAAGGTTGGAAATGGCATACGCCGACTATATCGGAAAAACGGCGCGTGTCATTCATAACATCCTGAATGGAGGCACGGAATGAACGACACACGTTATACGGCCATCGCCGCCGCCCTCCGGGAAGAGTTCCCGAAAGCCAATAAGGGCACGGTGAGCATGGCGCTGCACACGAACGACTACGGCGTGAAGTTCTGCGCAAGGGCACAGGAGATTTACGACACTGTGACGCAGCAGAAACCCCGGAGACCGCGCCGTGTTAAGCCCATACGCTTACAGTGCCGCCTGACCGAAAGCACTGCACAGCGCGTTAAACAGGCGCTGGAAAGAAACGGCATCGCGTCGATGCAGACGTTTCTGGAAACCCTCGTTCTCGCGTGGCTCGCACAAAGCGAAAGCGCCGCCGGTGGAGATGGCACCGACGACGCTCTCAAATGAAAAAACAACCATTACTCGCATGATACTACAAATCTTAAATAATGTCAATGGAGGCAAAATGAATGACACTCTACGAAATCGACAAGAGCATTGAGGCTCTCGTAAATGCGGTTGATCCCGATACGGGCGAGATTACGGTAGACAATGAAGCGTTAGACGCGCTTCTGATGGAGCGGGACGCAAAGGTTGAGAACATCGCCTGTTGCATCAAGAACCTTACCGCCGACGCAAAGGCCCTCAAAGAAGAGGAAACGGCTCTTTCCGCCCGCCGCAAGACAACCGAGAAGAAAGTCGACCGACTGAAAGATTACCTCGCATACGCCTTGCAGGGCGAGAAGTTCCAGACGGCAAAATGCGCCGTATCGTTCCGAAAGTCTACTTCGGTCGAAGTGGATGACAGCTTTGTTGAGTGGGCGCAGGCCTCCGGCAACGAAGACCTCCTTCGTTATAAACTGCCGGAGGTGGACAAGACCGCCATAAAAGCGCGGCTAACATCTGGCGAGGAAATCCCCTGCGCCCGTTTCGTACAGAACGTGTCCATTGCGATTAAATGAAAGGAGTTTAAACATGGCTTACTACAAAAACGAATTTGACACCGGCTTCGTCGTCGACGAAAAGACCGGAGAGAGCACGGCGATGTTTACCGTCGGAATCACCATCGCGGAATACCGCGAGCTCGTAGAAAGAGCAGGAAAAAACGACGCGGCGCGTCTCGCGGATGACTACTGGAAGATGCGCACGGAGAATATCGCCATGCACGCCGAGCTTGCCGATCTCCGGAAGAAGCTCGCGGAGGCAAAGGAGGCGGCGGAATGAGCGAGAACATGAGCATTTATAACGCCGTCCGGTCGGTGCCGAACGAAGCGATCAAGCCCATCAGCGCTGGACGCTTGAAAGGATTCAGCGACATTAACCCTATGTGGCGCATTAAGAAACTGACAGAAATGTTCGGCCCCTGCGGTGTTGGCTGGTGGTATGAAATCACCGACAAGCGAATCGTTGATGACAACATCACACAGCAGCGCGCGGTTTTCCTTGACATTCTTTTATTTTACGTCGATCCAGAAACCGGCGTTGCGTCTCACGGAATCCCCGGAACGGGCGGCAGCTCCCTTGTCGCTCAGGAAAAGAACGGGCCGTACCTATCCGATGAGTGCTTCAAGATGGCTCTCACGGACGCCATCTCCGTTGCTTCTAAGGCGCTCGGCCTTGCGGCAGACATTTATTACGCCAAAGACCGAAGCAAGTATACCGCGCCGGGTGAAGCGGCAGATTACACCACCGCGCCGCCTCCGGCAAAGCCCGCAAATATCATCATTGGTGGGAATGCCGATCTTCCGATGATCTGCGCAGACTGCGGAGCAGAGATCAAGGATGATGTGCATGATTACAGCGTGAAATGGTACGGAAAACCGCTCTGCCGCGACTGTCAGAGAAAGAACCCGAGGTTGAAGAAGTGAAGGTCGATTCCGCCGTTTGGGAGGGCGGCTTCTTGAAGCTCCATACCGCGGACGTGGACGCGAGGCACTTTGCCTACGTGTTCACGCCGGGGGAATACGAAATAAAGCCCAAAAACATACGCAGCCTCAACGCAAACGCTTATGCCTGGGCATTGATCGACAAGCTCGCCAAAGCTACCGGCGTTCCTGCGTCCGAAGTCTACCGCCGCGCCGTCCGCGACGTTGGCGGTAACATGAAGATCGTCTGCATCCAGTCAGCGGCGGCGGAAGAGCTGCGGCAAGTCTGGGCATCAAACGGCCTCGGCTGGCAGTCCGATGTCACAGCTTCCAAGATCCCCGACTGTGTGAATGTGATCCTCTACTACGGTTCATCGGTATTTTCCAGCTCCACGATGAGCCGCCTTATAGACAACCTGATACAGGACGCCAAGGCCGTAGGCATCGAGACCATGCCGCCGGACAAGCTCGCCGCCCTGCTCGGGGAATGGGAGGAAAAACGTGAAAAGAATCTCAAGCAAGCGCGCTAAGGCGTGCGCCATTCCCAAGGCCGTCAAAGAGCGCGTATGGGAACGCGACCATCACTGCTGCGTTTACTGCAAATCCATTTACGCTTTCCCCGAAGCCCACTATATCCCCCGTTCCCGCGGGGGATTGGGTATCGAAGAAAACGTATTGACCCTCTGCCGCCTCTGCCATGATGCATTCGACAACGGCACGGCGACGATGCGGCAGGAGATCGGACACTACTGCCGCGACTACCTGAAAGCCCACTATCGATGCTGGGATGAACAAAAACTAATTTACCGAAAGGATGATCCAAGATGGCAATGAACACCTGCGTCCTCATGGGACGCCTCACACGCGATCCGGAGAAGCGCTACACGGCGAACAACACGCCGGTCACGTCGTTTGCGATCGCCGTTGACCGCTTCAAGGAGGGCACGGACTTCTTCGACATTACCGCATGGCGTGAGACCGGCGAGTTTGTCTCCAAGTGGTTTTCCAAGGGCGACATGATCTGCGTCCGCGGGCGAATCCAGAACCGCGACTGGACGGACAAGAACGGCAACGCCCGCCGGTCAACCGAAATCATTGCTGATGAGGTCAGCTTCTGCGGCGGCAAAAAGGACAAGCCCGACCAGAAGCAAGCCTACGAGCGCGCGAACCTCGCCCCTGTCGAGGATGACGGACAGCTTCCGTTTTAACGGAGGCGCACAATGGCATTAGAGAGCTTCAATGCCTATCACAGCTACCTCGACACCATGGAAGCGCTGAATGACGCGGAGTGCGGGAGACTGTTCAGGGCGCTGCTGGAATACAGCGCGACCGGCGCAGCTCCGGAACTCCGCGGTAATGAACGCTTTGTCTTCCCCGGCATGAGGTCGCAGATCGATAGGGACATTGAGAAATACAACGCCAAATGCGCGCGGAACCGCGAGAACGGAGAAAAGGGTGGGGGGCATTCGCCCCCGAACGCCCCCGAACGCCCCCGAACGCCCCCCAAGGACAAAGACAAGGACAAAGATAAGGACAAAGACAAGGACAAGGACAAATGTTTTCCCTCTGACGAGGAAAAACATAAAGGCGCTTCCGCGTTGGATGCGGCTTTGAACGATTTTGCCGAAATGCGGAAAAAGATGCGCAAACCGCTTACCGACCGTGCCCTTGCTCTCACGCTTTCCGAACTGGAAAAGCTAGCACCCGGCGATGACGAGAAGAAGATCGCCATCCTCAACCAGAGCATCCAGCGAGGCTGGCAAGGCGTTTTCCCGCTCAAGGACGAGCCGGAAGCGCCGAAGAAAACCGCTCCCGCCCGTATGCCGCATGAAGACGATTCAGAGCGGCTACGAAGAATTTTAGCAAATCTTGAAAATAAACCAAACGAGGAGGAAAGACCATGAGCGATAATATGCACGGCTTTAAAGCCTATGAACCCGGCTTGATCTGCCGTGGACACAAATACGAAGAGAACACGGTTTGCAAAAAATCCGGTCACGGCATCTGCGTTCCGGGCGTAACACACTACTGTGTTAATCCGTTCGACGTTTTAGACCATTACCCGCTTGTCCGACCGGACGGACAGTTCAGCGACTTTACAACCGTGGAAGTTATCGATCCTCCGGTAACGGATGACGACAAGAAATTCGCAACCAGCACGATTAAAATCGGCGTAAAGCTTGGCTTTTCCGGCTTTATTCAGGCGTGCGTTGATTTTCTTTTTGAGAAAACGATTAAGAAAATGCCGAAGCCGGAGGACGTTGACGTTTCCGATGCCGCGCAGATCGGCAGTTCCGGCAGATACGCGAAGATCGGCAGTTCCGGCGATGCCGCGCAGATCGGCAGTTCCGGCGATGCCGCGCAGATCGGCAGTTCCGGCGATGCCGCGCAGATCGGCAGTTCCGGCGATGCCGCGCAGATCGGCAGTTCCGGCAATGCCGCGCAGATCGGCAGTTCCGGCGATGCCGCGAAGATCGGCAGTTCCGGCAGATACGCGAAGATCGGCAGTTCCGGCAGATACGCGCAGATCGGCAGTTCCGGCGATGCCGCGCAGATCGGCAGTTCCGGCAGATACGCGAAGATCGGCAGTTCCGGC